AATGATTTTGTGGGCAAGAGACATGATGCGTCCCATTTCAACGGGGCGCACTTCTTTTATGCCGTGCTCTTTGAGATAGTCGTTGTAAGCATAGAGGAGCGGACACTGGTTGCATTTAAGCGGTAAGACAAAGTTGATTGTGTCCGTTTCGTCGGCATTGACCTGTTCGCTTTCTTTCTTTATGTCGTTGTATTTGGCATAGAGTTCAGCGCGTTCCTTGGAGCCTATCGGCTGCTGTTTGGCTGAACGCAGGATTTCCTTCAGGACTTCATCGGTTCCGACCAACTCAATCTCATCGAGCATGACGGGTGTGGCTATGCCCTCCTTCACTCGGGAACGGCGATTTTCGACAAGTTTCTTGAACTTAGCGCTCTCAACGATATTGTTGCGAATGCTGGTGTTCTGCTGCAAGGAGAGGGCTGCGTTCTCGGGGTACGCAATGGTGTAGGCATCGCTTTCTGAATATCCTACTGCCATGAGGTCAGCCATGACGAGGTACTGGATAGTGACGTTCAGCTTCTTTGATTCTGTCTGTTTTTGCTTTGATAAGTCCATATCTTCTTTTTTTTGAAATAATAATTTGTTTGTTGGGAAATTAATAATACCTTTGCAGCGGAAAAGGGGTGGAGGGTTTCACGGCCCCAATAGGTATAACCTGGGGTAACGCATTCTTCCCCTTTTCATTTCCTCTTTCCTGTGATTATATATTTAGGCTTTTTATTCTCAATAGTATATAAGACCTCTCCATTGTTGTAGTTTTTGTGTATTTTTACGTTCGCCCAATAAGTTTTTCCATTTATTTTCAGAGAATAATATAAGAAGTAATCCGTCTCAGGGTGCTTTTTCTTGTTTGGATTTTTAGGATCATACTTTGGATGTTCAGCTGGATATGGTCTATTCTCAGCCCAGCCTTCATAATTCCAGTTTTTTATTTTATCAAAAGAAAAAGATGAAAGCCACTGCATAAGAGTTAAGTCTTCCTTTCCATGCTCCATAATATCTTGAAGAGATCTTCTTAAGACTCTTAGTTTCCCAGTGACAAACATTTCGTTTTCAATTTCATATCCTTCGTATTGGTCGATAGTTTCTTTAAGAGTCTTGATTTGTTTTGAGGCATTGTTCATTATTCCCTCCTTGTCTTTTTCAAGAGAGAAGATTGGTATTCTGTAGCAGCAGCAATGAGGGTGAGGGAGCGGTTTTGTGTAGATGTCTTCAAGTCCTTCATGGAACCCCACTTCGTCATCGCATATGTCGCAGGGGTAAGAGCTTCCTCGCAGTTGGTAATATCCAGCAGCTCCCCTTTGTTCAAAATCTATGCCCTGTTCTCGCATCCAAGCCATCTGAAGAGTAGTCTTTGCCATGTTGGTGACATTTGTGCTTCCGTTATTGGAGAGTCCGACTGCGCCTTTTTCCACTCCTCGCGAACGTATGTATGTGGCATTGAATGTGTCAGCCTCCTTAAATGCCGTCATCACCTCCGGCATTGTATAGATAGTATGGAGGTTTGACTTGAGTCTGGTGATGGCGTCAGCGATGCTTGCACCAGCGTAACGGAGTGCCGCGATGGCCGCTTCCCAGTCCTTCATCGTTTTGTATAGGTAAGTGTCAAGCGTTCCTTGGAGATTGCGGTTTTTGCGGCCAAGGGTGACGAGCCAAGCAAGAAGGGTTTGTTTGCGCGATGATGACGCTTCCGGCACGGTAGCCGTGGAATAATCGAAGATAAGAGACATCACCTCCTCTTCGAGATTATCCATGACGGCTGCAATCTCTGACATCATCTTCTCGTTATACCTGCTGCTGATATAGAAGTCCTTTGGGTCAACATTGTATTTATAGCAGATTGTGACGATGTTCTCAGCTGCTTCTTCAAGCTGATCGTCAACTTTTGACTCCAGTAGCCGTGCATAATCGTTGCGACGCAGTATAAACCGCTTCGCAGAAGTGATGTCTTCCTGTGTTGGCGGTTTATACTGCGAAGTATCGATGGATATTCGGATAGGAGCGGGCATAGGTGTTTAAGGTTGCTTAATGGGTTTTGTCCCATTTATCCCATTTGGATCTTGCTTCGCCTGTGGCCGGGTCTATCTCATTCCCGTTTTCGTCCCACATTTTCCCGCTTTTGTTTTTTCTCCCTCGACCTGTTGCCACGCTACCTTGCGTACGCTTACGAGCTCGTCCTGATGTCGTTTTCTTGTTTCCATTTTCGTCAGTTGCAGTCGTAGTCGTTGTTTCCTGCGTATATCCAGATTCTATTTCAGCGATTGCTTCCGCTTGATTAATGGTGATGTCGGACTGAATCTCAAGCTTCTGTTCGGTGAGCAAGAGTTCTTGTGTCTGCTCCTCCTTTTTCTCTGCAATAATACGCTGCCATTCCTGCGGTGTGGCGTAAGGAAGTTTTTCCGAAGCCGTCTGTTTTGAAAGGAATCCACCGACAACTGCCGTGTTGAGGTTCGTGGTCAGTTCGGTAATGTTAAGGTGGATGTACGGCTCGATGTAGTGACGGATATTGGTGTTGATGAATGCGAGGCGTTGCTCACATTCGATTCCATACCCCCACGAGAATATGTCAATCATCTTGTCAACAGCATCGTCATACTCCTGCGAGTCGTTCATGGCCTTCTCATAGGCATCCGAGTACATGATTTTGAGTGATACGCCAGGGGTGTCGCCAGATTTCAATTCGGGAGTCTTCACAGCAAAAGACTGTTTGTAAATCATATCCTCCAATTTGTCGAGTTCCGTCTTGTAGGCGTTTGACGCATCCTGGCGATTGAGGAATCCGATTTCACCGTCCGATGGGAGAATCATAATCTTCGAAGCATACGACATGTCGTTCGTGGTCAGTTCCTCGCTTCCTTCTCCCTTCACATACATAATCGGAAGTCCGAAGTCGTGGTTGGAGTGTGCGAGGTTCGAGAATGACACTTCGAAATTATCAATGCTTTCTTGAGAGAACGTCCAGCACGGGCCGTTATCGTCGCGTTTGTAGGAAACGGGAATATCGTCGAATCCATGCCGTTCCTGATACTCCAGCTTGTAGCCATCGACGGAAAAGATTTTGAAGATAACCTGTTTTGCCTTATCAAGAATAGATTTCGGGTCGCCATCAGCTACAAAGCGGTAGTAATTGGTGTCGTCCCACACGTCGATATAACGTTTTGTGACGCTTCCATCCTCGGCATAGTTACAGTAGGTACGTGCAAATGTGCTGAGTTTGCCCGTACGTAAGTCGTAGTGCGGGTAGAGTTTATCCCCATTCAAGAAAGAAAGCACCTTCCATCCGAACTTTCCCTTATCAAGGAATCCGACGAATGCGCCATCACCTGTTGCCTTGACTGATTTCGCAAGCCGATACCAAGCAACCTCCATGTTTTTATTTGCCCATCCGTTGCGGTGCGCATTGAATACGTCCTGCGTTGTGTCGGTCACGTTTTTGTCGGACAACTCAAACTGGATGTCATTGCCGCATAGATGCGTGAGGTGTTTGACGAGGATGATCTGTTGAAAGGAGAAGGCGTAGCGTGGAATCTCCTGGATATACCAACGTCCGTCCTCCTCATTCTGTTGCCAGATGTCCGGGTATAGTTCCTTGTCGTTTATGAGGTGTCCTGCTGGGTCAAGCTCGCGCATGAAGTCCTCCTGTGTCACTATTTTCCTTCTCAGTTGGTCGGGTGGTATGGCTATTTCCGAAACATCGTTCCAAACATAGCCATGATCGTAGTGGCCATCAGGTAATACTCTTGTGAAGGGCTTTTTTGTGAGAATGTCACGAAGATTGAATTGATTTTTACTGTCAGTCATAGTTATTGCTTTTTAGTTTGGGTTTAATGGGAATAATGGGAAGAATGCGCGGAAAGTTTGCGTACCGATCGTATTCGGTTTGTCTTTTTCAGCCAGGATGGCGTAACTGCCTGCCTATGCTTTATCTCAAATATTTCCCGCATGAAGAGTGCTTCGAAGAAGTCAGGTGAGTGTCCTACGACCGCCTTATTCTTCATCTGTTCCTTATGGATAAGACACCATCCCCTGTCCTCCTTCGACATGTCCTGTTTTACGCATTTGCGTTCAAGTTGGAGAATGTCGTAAAGTGTTCTGGAATCTTTGCCAATTTTATATTTTCGTTTGAGCAGGGTAGGCTCGATGCTCCACTCTGCCTGTTGTGTCCGTTCGGCGAATTTATAGGCGCATTGCGACTTCTTGTTGTCATAGAGGTGCTTGTCTTTGATGTCAACCGCTTCCTGGTTGTTGAATGGTATTGCTTTTGGGAAGGCGCCTTTCAAAACCTGCCCCATGCCGTTGAGGTCGTATGCAAAGTTTTCTTCCAGCACTCCCCATTCCTGAAGCTTCGCCTTCAATAGCATAGCAGTAGTTAGCGGGTCTCTTCGGCAGACATAGACATCGGCAATATGCCATCCAATCCAAAGCCATGTCACGCAGTTGTCGCCACCTGTACCTGCCACGTCGCATGTAGCACGCCTTACGCCGTCTCCTATCATCTGAGCGTTCTGGAATACCCTGTCGAGGTGATACGACTGAATCATGTCATCACCCATCTTGATAATATCCCAGTTGCCATCAAATTCGCGAGCACGGACTTCTGGCGGCTGATTAAGCAATGAAGCAATATATCCCGGGTCATTTTTGAGCAAAGCCTTGTTGTCCTTTAGCGATGCTTTTACGAATGTTACTGATTTGACGAAGAAGGATGTCTTTGTGTAACCATATTGTTCCCATTCAGGATCCCATGCGTCGTCAATCATTTCCTTGCACTGCTCGTACACCTCTTCAGGTGTGTCACCCCAGATGATATTCTCAACAGAATCGTCCGGCATATAGCAATAGCGTACCACACCGTCGCGTTCAGGAATGGCAAAGCCTTTCCGCTCCGGGTGCATAAGTCCGTCAGCATAGATGGTATCTTCCTTCCCAATCCACCAATCGACAAACTTCCTCAGCCAACTCAACGGGTCAGGATTGCATGTGCCAAGGATTCGCGAGTGTACGCCGACGGTGTTGCGGTTAGCCGTCATGAGGAACTTGAACATTTCGAACGGCATCTGCGGCAACTCATCAATTCCGATGTAAGCAAACTGCTGTCCTCGATATTTGGTGTCAAAGTCAGTCATCGGCATGTCGTAGATGGTCAGGCCAAGCTTCGCGCCAGACTTAAAATTCCAAGTCATATCATCCTTCGACTTGTTGTATCGTCCGAGCTTGGAGAACCAGCGCTTGCTTTCGTTG